CATTAAATGGTGATATTGCTGGATTGTGTGTTGCTACAGATAATAACAGAGATCCCTGGTTTTCACCAGCAGGATTCAGTCGTGGTCATATAAAGAATGCAGCTAGTTTGTACTTTGATCCTGATAAAGCATCTAGAGATACCCTATATAAAGGTGGGGTTAATCCAGTTGCATCCTTCCCAGGACAAGGGATTGTATTATTTGGAGACAAGACACTCCAAGCAACACCAAGTGCTTTCGATAGAATAAATGTTCGTAGGTTGTTCATCGTTCTAGAAAAGGCAATTTCACGGGCATCTCGATCACTATTATTTGAATTCAACGATGAGTTTACTAGGGCACAATTTCGTTCAATGGTGGAACCTTTCCTAAGAAATGTTAAATCTCGTAGAGGTATAACGGACTTCTTGGTAGTGTGTGATACATCAAATAACACAGCCGATGTTGTGGATAGGAATGAGTTCGTAGGAGATATTTTCATTAAACCTGCACGTTCAATTAATTTCATACAACTAAACTTTGTTGCCGTCAGTACTGGTGTCAGTTTCAGTGAAGTTGTTGGTGCAGTCTAAGGAGGAAGAATAAATGGCTTTTGATGTAAGTAGTTTTAAAGATGCACTACCGAATGGGGGTGCAAGAAGTGGATTGTTTAATATACAGGTGCCTATACCTGATGGTGTGGAATTGTTTGGTCATGGAATTCAAACCACTAGGCAAATATCTGTTACTGCAAATGCAACTTCAATCCCAGCAAGTACTATAGAACCAACCGATATTAACTATTTTGGTAGGGTATTTAGGGTTCCTGGGACAAGAACATTCGAGGATTGGACAACGACTATATATGTTGATGAATCTTTTAAAGTAAGAGATTTCTTTGAACAATGGTCAGATCGTATAAATGGCATGACTACAAACAAAACTGCCACTAGTACAGGATTGGGTGGTGGTTTTACCACAGATGCATCAGTTACCCAATATGCAAAAAATGGGGAATCTATACGAAAGTATATCCTTGTTGATGCATGGCCGACAACTGTAGGTGCAACTGAACTGGCATGGGAAGGGAATGATGTTCAAACCGTAGAGGTTACATGGGCATATACCCATTGGGAAGCAATATCTATTTCTGATAAAACCAATGTTGGTGCAGTCTTGGCTGATATCGATAATGTAACGAGTGCAAACGTAGGGGATTTATTCTAATAACAAACAGGGGGAGTTCATCTCCCCCTTTTAAATAGGAAATAACATGGCAATTGGAACGTGGTTGCAAGATAAAATTTTAGGATTTGTATTAGGTGCGGATAAGAAAACATATCCTAGTTTTGCTGTACCTGAAACCGATGACGGTGCGATCAACCTAGATGTAGGTGGTTCATATGGTACATATTTGGATATGGAAGGTAAGATCCGAAATGAAGTAGATCTTATTGCAAAATATCGTGAGATTTCATTACAGAATGAGTGTGATGCAGCTATCGAAGATATAGTGAACGAAGCAATCGTGATGGGTGATACTACACCTCCATTGACATTGGAGTTGTCAGAAGTAGAGCATCTATCCGATAAGGTCAAAAAACGAATCTATAGTGAATTTGAGTATTTATTAAATCTAATGGAATTCGATTTAAAGGCACACGAAATATTCAGAAAGTGGTATGTAGATGGTAAAGTCTATTATCACATGATAATTGATGAGAAGGATAAAGGTGCAGGTATAAAGGAACTTAGATATATTGATCCACGAAAAATGAGAAAAATTCGTGAGTTAGTACGGAAACCAGATGAAACTGGTATCGATATGATAGAATCTATGCAGGAATTTTACATATATGATGAGGTAGGTGTCAGTGATTCCTCGCAGGCAACTGCTGGAATAAAGGTACATACTGATGCAATTGCAACTGCAAACAGTGGTCTGTTTGATCATGCATCTGGTGCGATGGTTGGATATTTACATAAATCTATCAAACCATTGAACCAACTTAGAATGATGGAAGATGCAGTTGTGATCTATAGAATAGCAAGAGCTCCAGAACGTAGGATTTTCTATATTGACGTAGGTAACTTACCAAAAGCAAAAGCAGAACAGTACCTACGAGACATGATGGTAAAACATCGTAACAAATTGGTATATGATGCATCGACAGGTGAGATAAAAGACGACAGAAAACATATGAATATGTTAGAAGATTACTGGTTACCCCGTAGGGAAGGTGGTAGAGGTACAGAAATTTCAACACTTCCTGGTGGTCAGAGTCTTGGGGAATTGGAAGATATCGAATATTTCCAGAAAAAATTGTATAGGTCACTGAATGTTCCTGTGACTAGATTACAAGAGGATAATAGTTTCAGTTTGGGCCGTGATACGGAAATTACAAGAGATGAACTGAAATTCTCTAAATTCATTCTACGACTGAGAAATCGATTCCTTGAATTCCCAGAACAAGTATTGAAAGCACAATTGGTATTGAAAGGTATCATAAAAGAAGAAGAATGGACTCCGATCAAAGATAAATTAGAATATAATTGGTCAGAGGATTCTTATTACAGAGAGATAAAAAATTCAGAAATGTTGCGTGACAGGTTATCATTGGTGCAGGATGTTGCAGATTATGCTGGTAAATACTTCTCTATTGAATACATCAGACGAGAGGTACTACAACAATCCCAAGAGGAAATGGATCGTATGGATCGTGAGATGGAACAGGAACTCGACAAGGGTAAATATGGAGATGATAGTCCATATGATAATATGGGAATGATGGGTATGGGTGATGAAAATAAGGATGAACCAGTTGTAGAGGAACCCAAAGAGGAATTTGAATATACTGATAATGACAAGGAAAATGATGATATGCATAATATCATGGATGATATACTCACTGGAAACTACAACGGAAACGGTTCTCTACCCAAAGAAGATATTCTTATGGAACTACAACACGAAGAAATAGACGAGGACTACACCGAGATATGAGACATATAGATACATCCAAAGTTCTTGCAGCTGCACTTTCATATACACAACAAGAAATTGCAAATGTGGAAGTTAGAGTTGCAGAAATGTTGGAAAATTTCAGAGAAGAACAAGATATGTTGTCGGAAACACGGACTCCTGGTCCCGTTGGTGATAGGGGTGAACAAGGTGATACTGGAGACCAAGGTACACAGGGAGAACAAGGGGAACGTGGATATATGGGCCCGATGGGATTGGAAGGTCCCAGAGGTGTTCAAGGTCAAGAAGGCGAAAGGGGTGATCCATTTCAGTATCAGGATTTCACGGAAGAACAATTGGAACACATACAAGGTGACAGAGGTGAGAGGGGTTGGAAGGGTGAACAAGGTAATCGTGGATTGCGGGGTGATGCTTTTGAATATGAAAATTTTACAACCGAGCAATTGGACAATCTGATAGGTGCCGACGGAAAACAGGGTGAACAAGGTGTGGATGGAATTCCTGGTTTGAGAGGTGATCCTGGTTTGAGGGGTGAACATGGCATTAGTGGTAAAATAGGAGAAACTGGAGAAAAGGGTGATCGTGGATCGAGGGGCTACAAAGGTGAACAAGGTCGACCCGGAAAAAGTGGTAAAGATGGAGATTCATTCCTATATGAGAATTTCACCAAAGAACAGTTGGAAGCATTGAAACTTCCAATTGGGAATATAACAGAACAGATAAATGAAGAAGTTCAAAAATTTAGAAATGATATGATGAGAACTATATCCAATATTACAAGTACACACGCTGGTGGTGGTGAGGTTCGGTTTGATTACTTGGATGATGTGGATACATCAGCTAGATCATCAATGAGAAAATTCCCACAATATGATCCATCATCAGACAAAATAGTGTTTGAAGCTCTAGACGGAGGTACTTATTGAAATGGCAACTAAAGATATTATAGATGCAATTATGAATAAAACAGCAACAAATGTAACACAGGCATTTGATGATGAATTATCATCGAAGATTTTAGATAAACTAGAATTTCGTAAGAAAGAATTAGCCAAACAAATATACGAACCAGATTCATTGACAGATGAAGATATTCCTGTGGTTGATGAACCAGAGAGTATTCCTATAGTCGATGAACCAGAAAGTATTCCTGTAGTCGATGAACCTACGGATTCGGTCGATACGGATTTTGATACTATGGTTTCATCCGAAGATGAAGTTGGTTCAGAAATAGAAGGATAAACGATATGGCCACAAGATTACCAATATTTGAACAAAGTAAATTAAATGGTGTTTCCCAATTCCTATTGCAGAATGAAGATACTATTCATCTAAAGGATAGTTTTACCGATGACGAAACTGCTTATCATGGTCAAGTAGTGGCAATAATAGATATACACTGGACCAGTGATTCAACTGGGATAGTTATTACCTATGGTGATACGACTGCTAATGATCCAGTTAACGATACCATACAACTATATGGTAATGGTGCATGGGCAAGAACCAATGGATTCTACCCTATTGCCTCGAATGCAAATATATCTGTT